TGTCTGTACCTGTACCGGTCTTACGAGCTACCGCTTCCTCGGTGGTGGTAATCATATAACCTTTTTCCATTAATTGAGTATAGTTGTGGATACGGGTCGGCAAAGCATGACCGGCAACAGTTGCGTCCGCGCCCTCTGCTACAGCACTAGTGGCAGGAGCAGCCAAGGACTCAACAGCCCAGGAATATTCGATATTTTTAATGTCGTCACCTTCGCCCAAATCACTGAATAATACCGTTGACTTTGGGGAAGTGTTAAGTATAACTTGATGATAATCTTCCGGGTTAACGCCGGATGAATCAGCAGCATAAGCGTTTTCTACGCCGGTACGGGCGAACAGTTGTAAATCAATAACAGACTTTGAGGAATCGTAAATATACTTCATTCTTTTCACTCCTTATAATAGTTTCGCGACTTCGTCTATGTCCATATCGCGTATTTTTTTGAAATCAATCTTTTTCGGTGGTGTCGGGTCGGTGTTTGTCGTACCCTCTACCTTTACAGTGGGTTTAATTGGAACACTCTTTGGCACTTGTACTTTTACTTTTTCCTTTTGTTGCTGACTAGCGTATAACTCCCTACACACACCATAAAAGTCATTTAAGGCATCAATTTCAGCAGGAATAAACGGTATCATATTCCCATTTTCACGTTGGACAATCTTACTAACCGCATTATGCAGGTGTCCACCCCTAATAAGCGGTTCAATCTGTTTAACACGTTCAACGGCAAACTGTGTCAGATTTGCATCCTTGTTCGCTTCTTGTATAAAAGTAGCGAATTTATCCTCGCATTGTTGAGTAACAAATTCCGCTTCTTGCTTTTTCCGCGTTTCTTCTCGCTCGTTTTGCCGCTTATCTTGAAAATACTCCATCATTTCGATGGAATGGGCAGGGTCCCACGGGTTAAACTCCACACCAAATTCACGCTGAAAAATGGGCGCATACTCCGCGATTTGCTGTTCGCGCTTTGCAAGTTTGTCCGCAGGTGTTTCCTGCTTCTGTTGCTGTTGCTGTTGTTGCTGTAACTGCTGTTGCTGTGCGTACATGTCCTGCATTTTTCGCTCATAGTTCAAACCTTTTTGCGCTTGCTCTATGAGTTGCGCGATAGTAAACTCGCTATCTTGGCCATTAGCCTTAAACTTGACTTTGAGGTTATAATCAACAGCAGAAGGCTGTTCTGTTTGCTCCTGCTCCTGTTCGACTTCGCCAGTTCCTTCCTCCGCGTTGTCAGGCTGTGTAGCCGCCACCTGTTCCGCTTCGGTCTGTTCCAGCTCCGTATTAGTAGGCTCTGTTTCTGCGGGAACTTCCGCAGGTTGTGTGCCGTTTAAAATCTCTACCGCTTGGTCAATGCTATAACCTTCATTTTGGTTTTCCATGTAAATACTCTCCTTTACGGGCTGTATAGCCGCCACCCGCTGTTTATTTTTGTTTGCCCCTGTATAGCCGCCAGGGCATAATAAAAACGACTATCGTTAGACAGTCGCTAATCCCGGATCAATATTGATCTAAAAAAGTAGTCGTCAAATGTTTCACTTGGCCTTGGCATAGGTAAGTTTTTTCTTTTTCTTTAAATAATTCTTCCTCGGTGATTATTCCTTTTTTTATTAACAAACGTATTGCCGCCGCTGTTAAAAATGTTTGTTCACCCCTCACTACTCCACCTCCAATCTTGCTTTGGGGGATTTAGCCCCAGGATTCGGGAGGATCACCCCTTTCCTATAACATTCAATGAGGGTCGAATGTATCTTTGTCTTTTAAAGGGAATATTGTGCATAATATCCCTGCTGTAATAAAAGCACAAAAAACAACGATAATAACAATGTTAAATTGAGACATGCGCCAATCACACTCCTTTCGTGACTCGTTGCACCAATACGGCAATTGGACGCTTTGTAATCAATTCTTGTCCTACTTCAAAGGTAATTTCCTCGTCAACGTCAAGGGATGTGTCCTGGCTTTGGATCGCGTTGAAATGGCAGGAATAAACTTTCCCATCTTCTCCCTTGATATGACCAAAGTCTTTCGTTGTGTCCCAATCAATACAAACACCTTTCATAAAAACATCCTTCTTTCTATGCTGGAACAGTTTGGAAGTCGTACAACTCCTGGCTTTGCTTCCTTTGTGGCAGTTCTTCTAATAGGTGTCGAAGTTTTGCAAAACATTTATCTTCTTCCGTCACGGTTGCAGTAACGCAGATTGTTTCAATTACAAGTATTACATCCTCTAATGTTTTTATGGCTCCGGGCTTTAGTCTATATATTGTAGGGGTATGAACATGAGCAAACATAAAATACACGCTCCTTTCTATTTACCGCATGGCTTGCCTTTCTTTTTGCACCTCATCCCTTAACCTCCCCTCTCTCAGCCTTTTTGCCTTGCTGAATATCACCGTTTATGACTTGCTCAATAGAAAACATTGCTTTGAGCAGGTAATGGGCTTCCTGTGCTTGGTTGGGGGATTGCTGCACCATTCGCCATATCTCCTGCCGGTAAGCCTTGAATAGCCCCTGGAGGTATTTCTGTGCTTCCTTGGCCTCCCCAGACTTAATAAGTAGTTCTTGAACTTTTGATATATCCATAAAACCTCCAAAAGAAAAAGCACCTACGTTAAGTAAGTGCTTAGTTATTATTTAGTTGTCAAGGATTGACTGGTGACTTTCTAACCGACTGAGTAAATGCTCTTTCAATAGGCCAATGACGTTTTGTTATCCTGTCTTTTAAAACATAATATCTAATTCCTAATTCATCTGCCCATTGCTTCATTGTTTGTGTTTTACCGTTATATGTAATAAGGTGATTATTTCGTTTATTATTTTGCTGTTCAGTGTTAGTTGCCCATTTGCAATTATCTGGTTCGTAATCACAATTGGTGTTAACCCTTTCTATGGTGAGTCCTTTGTAATATCCCTCCTTCATGTCTTTATAAAAATTTTCGAAAGAATTTAACCACCTATCACAAACACGAATTCCACGAGCACCATATAGATTATAGTCTTTACCATTAGCGTTATAGCACCTATTTTTAATATCTTTCCAAACACCATATAAAGGTGTGCCTTTCATGCCGTGAGTTGTTTTTGTTTCTATAATTCTATCGTGTTTATAACATCCGCAAGACTTAGTGTTTCCACTTTTAAGCCCACACCCAAATACAATAACCTCGCTGCCACAATCACACCGACAAAGCCACCTAGTACGATTACAAGCACCGTTTTCAACTCGCACAATTACTGTCAATCTACCGAACCTCTGTCCAACCAGATTAATAAACCGCATAATAAAAACACCTCCGTAGTGTATCCGATTATTATAGTAGGAAGGCGGCTCGGAAAACCGCCGTTTCGCGTTGCAATCGCTATCCTACATAACATATTATACTACATTTTGCATATTTTGTCTATTTACGCCCTCTATAGATCGTATTTGACCGTTTACCATTGATTCTTGCTGTTTTGCTTGGGAAGTTAAATGAATCTTAGCCGCTTCCTTTTCCGCCTCTAACATCTGTTGTCGTTCAAACATATCTGGCGTAGCTTGGAAACCTTGCGCCGCCCAGAATTGTGCTTGTATTTCAGGTGGTGCATCCTTTATATTAGCAGAGATATTGGGTTTTTCTTCCTCTTGTGGTTGTTGATCTTGCGGAGGTTGTTGTTCGGGGTCAATCAAATAATCATCTATTGACCTTATACCGATCAACTCCAAATATTTCTTAGTAGCATTGTAGGCATTCTTTATATTTGCTATGCCGCCCTGTATTAGACTCGGCATCATATTAATAACTGTAAGCATATTTTGGGTATCTTGCTCTTTAACACCAGCCCCCACACCGGATTCCACTATATAATCAAAGTCACCTTTTAGATTGTCTTTATTGACAACTAAATCCTTATTTGTGAGCCGGATAACTTGATCGTTATCAATGTATTTTTGGTTCAAAAAAACCATTCTCATAAAAAGTTTCTTCAAACCAGTCTCGGCTATGTTCCGCATTATTAACATCATGGTTTCAGTTCCCATATTAGCTAATATCTGCATACCACCAAAGGTTTTAGTTGCTGTGTCTGGTTGGATACCTTGGCTTATCTTAGATATACCACTAGCATCTTCCCCCCATGATTTTACGAGGGCAATCAAATCAAGAGTATATGGAGCAAGCGGTACTTGGGCAACCGGGGCCATAGCATCAGCAGGGGAGGTATTAATCTCTATGAAATTCTCACTCTCTAATACTTGGTTAAAATCAACAAACGCCGATGTATTGCATAACTGTTGCGGATTATTGTTTAATGCTAAATTCTGCACAGTCAAACGTATAATTGCCGTGAGAAGGTCTTGCCATTGCCCCAAGGCATCTATGCCGCTAATGTCTGGAATAACCTTGTACGGGTCAAATACGGGCGATATAACGCAAAAAGGAAACCCGTCCTCATTCTCTTCGTATCGAATGAATATGTTCCCCTCTTCTACTACAGTCATTATGCAATCTTCTAACTTATGATCTCCGTTTATATCAGCCTTAACAAAACATTCCGTAATCCATACCTTGCGGTTTGGATCGTCAATGTCGTATGTGCCCTCATCCTCATAGTTATTACGTGTTGCCTCTAGCGTGTCCTCTTCTGTGGTACTGGAACCTTCCTTCACCAACGACATAACCGCGTCCTTGTCATACATACCGGTATATGTTCCGTCCGGCTGCTTCTTCTTAATATTGCGGACAAGGTAGTCGATAGTTTTCTGCATCCTTCTTCCGACCAGTTCCCCATCTTCCAACGTCTTTGCGCCGGGAGTCCATATTAACTCTTCAGACGGTACATTCTCGACAAGCGGGTAATTCTTGGTTAGTTTGGTATATTTGATCTTAACGTTATAGCAAGGAACCTGCTGTCCTGTCTGTTGGTCTTGCATAAATCCATCAGCGACTTCTAGTATTTCAATCTTATTCGCTTCGGCTTGTTGCATCCATGCCTCTGCTGCATCAACAGGAACTTGTTGTTCCTCTTCAACTTCTTCATACTCTCGCTTCTGCGTGACCATGACGACAGAATAAAGTTGATACAAGCATTCCTTAATCCACCAATAGAATTTCTGATACCCGGCATTAGCATACTCTACCTGCCAGTTACAAAGCTCCTGCATTGTCCCGGCGTTCTTGTCGTCGTCTACGTTCCGGCCTTTCATGCTGCCTATATCAGAGTTGCCAAACACCATCTTTATGATCTGTGCTGTCATGCGCTCAACTGCCGACATAACAGAGGTATCAGTAAATGTGTAGGCTGTCAGGTTAGGGAGTTTTTCTTCATAATAATCCTTGTCTGATCTATACCTTTGCAGCCGCGTTTTATCGTTTGGCCTTACTTTTGTGTTTGCATGATCC